ATGGAATTTCTTGCCGCCAGCCTTCTGGAGCTAGTCGTTCAGACGTCTACCAATTTGCCGCCCGACGTGCGCGCCGCCATGTCGATGGCCGCCGGCCTCGAAACGCCGAAGACGCAGTCCGCGCGGGCGCTCGACATCATCCTCCAAAACGTCGACATGGCGGCGGATGACGCCGGCGCCATCTGCCAGGACACGGGCATGCCGACATTCCTGGTCCGCACGCCCGTGGGCGTCAATCAGATAGCGATCCGCAAGGCGATTCTGGAGGCCGTGGCCGAGGCCACGCGGCGCGGTAAGCTGAGGCCTAATTCGGTGGATTCCATCACCGGCAAGAATAGCGGCAATAATCTCGGCCCGGAAACCCCGGTCATCCATTTCGAGCAGTGGGAGCAGGATGAGATCGAGGTCAAGTTACTCCTCAAGGGTGGCGGCTGCGAAAACAAGAATATCCAATATTCCGTACCGTGCGGCCTGGACCACCTGGGCCGCGTGGACCGCAACCTGGAAGGCGTGCGCAAGTGCCTTTTGCACGCCGTCTGGCAGGCGCAGGGGCACGGCTGCGCGCCGGGAGCGCTGGGCGTCTGTATCGGCAGCGACCGCGCGCACGGCTACGAGCTGGCTAAGGGGCAATTGTTCCGTACGCTCGACGACGTGAACCCCGACCCCACGCTGGCGAAGCTGGAAGCCGAAATCCTGGAAGAGGCCAACAAGCTGGGCGTGGGCGCGATGGGGTTCGGAGGGAAGGCTTCGCTGATCGGCTGCAAGATCATGGCGGCGAACCGGCTGCCGGCCTGTTTCTTCGTTTCGGTGGCGTACGACTGCTGGGCGTTCCGCCGCCTGGGCGTGCGCCTCGACGCGGACACCGGCGCCATCGCCCGGTGGCTGTACCGCGATCCGGCCCGCCCCGTGAAACGTATGGCGCGCGGCGAAGGCTTTCCCCTGACGGGCCGCGAAGTGGTTCTGACGCCGCCGTTGACCGAGGCCCAAATGCGCGCGCTGAAGGTGGGCGACGTAGTTATCGTCTCCGGCGAAATGTTTACCGGCCGCGACAACGTGCACGCGTACCTGATGAAGAATCCGCCGCCGGCGGACCTGAACGGCGCCGTGCTGTACCACTGCGGACCGGTGATGCTGAAGGAAGGCGAGCGGTGGACCGTGAAAGCCGCCGGCCCGACCACCAGCATCCGCGAGGAACCGTACGAGGCCGATGTGCTCCGGCGTTACGGCGTGCGGGCGGTGATCGGCAAGGGCGGCATGGGGGCGAAGACGCTGGCGGCGCTACGGGAATGCGGGGCGGTCTACCTCAGCGCTATCGGCGGCGCCGCGCAGTATTATGCGCGCACGGTGGAAGAGGTGATGGGCGTATACCTGCTGGAGTTCGGCATCCCGGAAGCGATGTGGCATCTGCGGGTAAACGGTTTCGTCGCCATCGTGACGATGGACGCGGACGGCGCGAGCCTGCACGCGGACGTAGAGAAAACCACCGGCGAAGCATTGGCAACGTTGTAGTACCGCCGCCGGTCTTGCCGGCGGCGTATCACCGCGGCCCCATCCTCCGGGCGCGCCGCGAGCTCCGGCCCAACGGCAGCGTGTACCCAATCAAACAGAATTGATCGAGCGCGAACAATACCACCGGCCTCACTCGATTCTCCAGCGCCAGACGCCTTTCCTTTCGCCACGGCGTGGTATAGTCTCCGATTCCCACCAGGTGGCTGCTCTGCGAAGGCGGGAACCCAAGCTGCATCGGCAAATCGATCGACTCGCGCGCCTTGTCCAGATTGCGATTCCCGGTGTAGATGAAGTTCTCCGTCTTTAGGCAGGCAAGACTCGCCGGCGTCCAATACGCGTGCGGATAGTTGACGATCCTGTTCAGCGTCGTGTCGTTCACGTCCGGCGGATAGAGCGATTCGAAGCGCGCGTCCGCGTGCGACGCTCGCACGAAATCCATGATCGCGTTCGTGAATTCGCCAATGAGCGCGGGCAGAAATGCGCATTCGTCCGGGAAGGCGTCCGGAGACGCGTCCTGGCTCGGAATCACCCCCATCTCCCGCCCGTACGCCGCTCGAAACGCGCTCCTTGTGTAGTCGTCGTAGAAGGGCATGCCCGCCGCCGCCGCGTTGTACCACCACTGAACTTCCCCGAACTGCAAGTATGGAACCGTCCCCGCCGCGCTCATGATATTCGCCATTTCGAGATAGACCTGCCGCCAAAAGGCGATGCTCGCCGGCGAGAAGTTCGTCTGCAAGGCGGGCGTGTTGAGTAGCGCGGGACTTCCGTCCGGATAACGCTGCGCGATCCCCGTCGCGGGCTGCGGGTCGCCATGCTGAAGCTCCATGGAAAACGCCGCCGTCGCATCGATGCCGTATGCCTTCAACGCACGGAAATAACTGGTGTGCCAGTCGCGCGCCGCTCGATTGATGCGTGGAGACGATTCAAGGTCGGTGCGCCAGCCCTCGGCCCACGGCATGGTGGAAAGATCGCCGTCCACGCCGCCAGTCAGCGGGCCGTTCGCCTGCGCCGTGAAGCGCGTGCTTCCGCTGGTGTCGGCGGCGATCGCCATCCCGTTGCCGGCCGCCCCCATCGTCCGCGAGCGGATGGTCAAGGTTTCGCCCTCTGCGGCCGCCCAAACCGCCGTGGCTCCGGCGTTGATTGCGGATTCCAATGCCTTCACCACGCTCGCCGCCGTATCCGCAATGAAATTCAAGTGGCGAAATAGCGCCCCTCCCACGCTGACGTTGGTGTATACGCCGAATTCCGGCACGCCCGTGAACGTCGCCGTCGCACAAGCGTACTGGTGTCCCGGACGCGTCAGCTCGTAGAACCACATCGCGCCGGCATAATGGTTCGCCCGTCCGCCGAAGCCGAGCGTTTGCATCAGCCAGGCCGTGCGCTCCGGAGCCAAGGCGATCGAATGATCGGTATCCCAGTCGGTTGCCAGCGTCGTATCCAGGACCTGCTCGAAAGAAGGCAGCGTAGCGGTTGGGTAGGCGATCTCGTAAAAATCGAAATAGAAAACCCCGCCGCCCGCATGCGCGGTCGTAACGGAGTGTTGTCCGGCGCTGAGATCGGCAATCTTGATCCGCACCAGCGTGTCTTCCTGGCCGCCGAACGCGAGGCTTTCGCCATGCGTGGTCCCGTCGATCGTGATCCAGATCTGCGCCCCGCACGCGGAATCGCCGAGGAACTTGCGCGTCCCCAGGTATAGCGTGTGACTTCCGGCCGCCGTATACGTGTACGAGACGGATGCGCCCAGCGTCTCCGTGAGCCGGATGGAGCCGCCCGAGTAATTACCAATGGCGGAATTCCCCCAGGCGCCCTGCCGGACGAGCGAGTCCGAGTCGTCTTCCACGCGCCAGCTTCCCGGCCCCGCGACTTGGTATGTGAGGTTCGTTCCGCTGACCGTCCAGTTTGAGATCGCGACCTGGAACTCGGTCCTGACGAAACTGCCCGGCTTCTGATCCGCCGCCCATGTCCACCGCATCCTCCGGACCGCGCCCGTCGGCGCCTGCGCCAGCGTCGTGAAATCCGGCCCTACGTAACCCATGAGGTTGCTGAAGTCCAGATCGACGTGCCACTTCGAGGGCGAAGTCCCCCCGCTCATGGTCTGCCAAGTGGGCTGCCACGATTCGGTCCGCAGACCGCTCACGTTCCCGTAAACCCCGACGCGATTCCCGTTCGCGCCCGCCGCGCTGCTGTACTGAAGCGCGATCTGCGTCCCATCCGCCGCGGCCGTCATGCCCGTCGCGCCCGAGTTTGCGTTGATCGCACTCGCCAAGAGCGCCGCCACAGCCTGCAACTGATCGTTGTAGTACATCATGTGAGTGGCATGCTGGCTCGATGGATCCACCCCATCCGCCGCCGCCCAGGCCAACTCCACATAGTCGGAGGCGCTCACCGTTCCGGCGAGTTCGAAAACCGCCTGGGCCGGCGCATAGCTCCCCTCTATGGGCGCCGCGTTCGCCCGGAGGGGAACCTTGTACTCCCGCTCCACGCCGTCCGCGCCCGTCGCCCAGATTCGCAGGAACGGCCAATCCACCGTCGGCCACAACGTGCAGTCCATGGCCATGCAATTCTGGCGCTCCTCGTCGTAGGAGAGACGCAACCCGCTGAGGTCGCCATCCGGCAGACATCGCAGAGCCGGATGTTCGAACACATTGTCGCGATTCCACTCGACCACCGCCCAATCGAACTGCTGGCGAAACGCTCCCGACACCGTGAACCCGGTCTCGCTGGTTGCGCTCAAGGCGGCCACCCCGCTCGGCCGCTGGAAATAGCATTGCAAGTCCCGGTCGGGCCGCAGTTTGGTAAGTTGCTCCCCCATTTTTGTGTCTAGTCCCGTGACCGTTTGATCTGTTCCTCAACTCCGCGGGCCGGGCATGCTCAGCCCCTACACCGCACCCTTGTAGGGGCGAGGCATTGCCTCGCCCTCGCGCCGCATGCTCCGCACGGCCAGGAAAGAAATCACGCGGTCCGAGGCCTAGAGTCGAATCAGCACAGTCAGATCCGCGCCTGGATAAGCCAGCCCCACAGAGAGAATCGAAAGCGTGACTCGCGAGCCGGCCGCAAACGGCGGCAGCGCATTCCCATTGACGCTATTGGATACCGAGACCCCTGCAGGATCGAACCTCAGCGTACAGTATGGGTTCCCATCGACGTTCAATTGGAGGGTCACCTCTGCGTCGGCCGCCTTGCCCAGCACGGCGTAAACGTCCCGCACCGCGTGCGAGGCTTCGATGACCAGGGCCGCTGCCGCGGATTGATCTACCGCCAGGTAACCGTCCACTTGGATGGTGTACTGTCCGCCGGACAACGTGCGCAGCCCCAGGTCTGTGGTGTGGGTAAGAGAAATACTGCCCGTCTCGCTGTTTCCCTTGTTATTCGTTACGAACAACTCGGCGCTCGCCACTCGCGCATCCGGCAGAATGACCGGGTAGTTCCAGCTCCCGCTGTATGGACTCCCGAAGAATTCGGGTGGAAACGGTGCGATCGCGGTCTTGCTGGCGAGATGATAGACCGGCGCTTGCGCCCCGTGCGCCGCGGCTTGGCTGAGGTGGGCTCCCCGTGTCACCTGGTAGCTGGCGCCGCCGTTAAGCGTCGCGTCCACGCGGATCGCTTCGCCCTCGATCTGCAGGTAACTTCCCGGTTGCCCCGGCCCCGGCTGGTTCAGGTTAAGTTGTACATCCTCCGGTCCCACCGCGTTTGCGAGCGCGCTCGCCGGCGAGCCGGCCAGCTCATCCCAGTAGTACATGGTCAGCGTGGCCGAGGAAATGGACCGTGTGTTCGTCAGGTGCGTGAACGCGACGCCGCTCAGTATCGCCGTTCCGCCCTGATTGCCGGGTCCCAGACCGAAAAGCGGCTGCGGCGGCACGTCCGCGTCGGCCACGCCCGAGCCGCCGATCTGCCATCGCGTGACAATCGAAAGCTCCGGGTCGCATTCCACGTTGTTGACGTTGGCCGCGCGTCCGGTGATTTGCACTACCTCTCCCGGCCGGTTCGGAATCGCGATCTGCGCCATCGCGCTGGTCGTCCGGGCGCCGAACTTCCACCCGATCTCCGCCACTACGAAGTAACTGCTCGCATCCGGTTCTACCGCCCACGCGGACGATACCGTCAGCGTCGTTCGCGTATTCGGGCCGATCGTGCGCTCCTGTCCCGCCCCGCGCCCGCGCGTGATCCGCGCGGTCATTCCGCCGTACGAGTTCTCCGGCATCTGAAGCGCGCCGTTGCCCACCGTGTTGGCCGAGTGCAGCGTAGCCGCGGTCTCCGGCTGCAACTCCATGCGCCAGTAGAAATTCGCATGATCGAAATTGGGATCGGGCGGCGCGATGGTTTGCTGCGCCAGGCCCGTGTCGATGAACTGGCTCGCCAATGGCTGGTCCGTCGCGATTCGGAACAGTTGCGCCGAAGTGCTGCCCCGATAGACGTGGAAAGCGGTTGTACCAGGCGCGAAACTCAGCCCGGAAAGCGCAACCGCGCTCCCATCGCTTGCGATCGCAGCCGTCACCAGGAAGGACGGCGCACTCTCATTCCCCGCGGCGTCCCTTGCCGAGACTGCATAGTACAGAACTTGGCCGCTTGCCAGCGTTCCACCCGCTGCCACCAACGGCGTCAAGCTCACCAGTGGGATACCTGGCCCAGATCCCTGGCTGGGGGGCGAAGCCACAAAGCTCGCTGTTACGCTTGTTTCCACGGAGCCATCGCCGGTGGTATCGGAAGTCTCCGTCACGCCGAACTGGAGGTCTCCGTTCTCGTCCACCACGCTGCCCAGCAGCGGCCGCGGGACGCCCATGCCGGCGTCGCTCTGCCGTCGCCCTCCCGCCGCCGAGGTCGCCTGGCCGTTGCTGTCGGCGTACCATGCATCGTCGTGAATCTGCGCCGTGATCGTCGTTACCCGGTGATTGATCCCAGGCGCTATTCTCAGAATCCGGCATGGCTGGCGATTGAATCCCTCCTTGAGGTAGGTGACTGCGATCAGATCGCCCGGCCGCACGCCGAACGATCTCACGCTCGTTTGGAACTCGATGTACGTATTGCCGCGGACCGATTTGTCCAGGTTCAGCTTCAATATGCGCCCCGCCTGGTCGTAGTTCGGAATCCCGATCGCATTCAGCGTCGTCGCAATCTCTTGCCCGCTCAGCGCCACGTCGTCCGGATCGACCATGGAAAAGCCGTCCTGCTGGTAGTCGTTCAGCGCGTCCTGAAACTCCACGCTGAAACAGTTCGGCGTATCCGCCATGCTGCGCGAGTACACGCGCACGCTCGGCTCGCCGCTCGCGCGCCGCAGGATTCCGGTGAAACCGTTGCTCCCGTCTCCGAACTCGTAGCCCGGCCAGCCCCCATTCAGGGATTCGACGCTGTTGGACCACTCCGGCTTCGTGGGTTGCTCGTTCGCGATCGCGTTCTCCACACGAAGATGCAAGAGCCCGCTTTGTCCGTACGTCAGCAGCAGCCGTGCGCAAGTTCGCACGCCGCGCGCCACGTCGCCGGCGCTTTTCCGGGTCTTCAGGGCCAGGTTGCACTGGAACCGCGGGAGCGAGATCGCGTTGTTGTAGAGGTCCAGCGCATCGATCGCCTCGTCGCAGTACGCCGCTGCCGCCGCGAAACTGGGGATGTCGATCTCCGCCGCGGCCCAGCCGATTCGCCGGAGGATGTCCAACAGGATCCATGCCGGGTTGCTGCTGAACTGCTCGCCCGTCTGGGCGCCGCCGGCATCGTAAGTCGGCGCCTTCAGCCCCTGCGCCAGAACCTTGACTGTGGGAAGCGTCGTCCCGTTGTTCAGCCGGTTTGGAACCACCACGGAAAGGTACGCCATGCCTCCGTACGGGTCGCCCGCCGGCTCCCCGCTCCCATCCAGGAAGTTGGCGTCGAACGTCCCGGCGCGCGTCCCCAGGGTCGGAATGTCGTACCAGCCGCTCCCCGTCATATCGGTCCCGGCCACGCCCCGCGGAATCTCCACGCCGTTAACCAGAACGGTCAGCACGCCCTGCATCTCGCCGATCCCCAGCAGGACCTCCATCCGCGTCAGATTGCCGTCGTTGCGCGCGAACACCATCGGAGGCGCGTACCACGCCGTCCCATAGACTAGAGGCACGAAATCGTTATACAGCGCCGTGTTTACTGCCACCGCCGACGTGTGCCAGTTCTTGTCCCCGGACGTGCGAACGCTGATGGCCGGCGGAACGAATTCGATGCCGCCGAAATTAGCGAACATGCCGCGCGCCTGGCAGTCGCTCTTCGTGTAGGCGCAGCTTGTGAACGGATTGCTCCCGTCGAGGTTCCCCGTGCCGCCCGCGATTCCCGCCGAGTACCCGCACCGGTAGTACCGCGAGTATTTCCCGTTGCTTCCCCCGTCGACCGCCTCCGTGCGCTGGTCCGCGTTCGCCGGAAAGTCCCACGGGCACACCCTCTGAATGCGGACCTGCGGGAGCAGAACTCTCTGCAAGTTCATCCGATTGGTCGCCGTGATCCGGAACGTCGCTTCCAGTATTTCGTCCGGCGGGTTGCAGATCCCCTGGAACAGTAGCGCGCTGTCGCTGGCCGCGACTTGATTTCGCAGGTCGTAGAACAGGAAACTGACCGTCAGCCGGGCGCCCTTCCACCCGGTCGAGCGCTCGATCTCCGAAAAATGGGAATCGGCGTTCGCCAGCAGGATCGAGATCTGCGCAATCCCGTCCACGCCTTGCGCCGACGCCGTCTGCATCTCAAAGACGCTGTGCTGGAGGACGCGCGCCGCGTAAGCGGCGCCGTTCGCGGTCACGCCGTGCGTGCTCCACCTTTCTGTCCGCCCGCCCGGCAGCGTACAGTCGAATAGCAGAAGCGGGGTGTCCGTAACCGCCTGCTCCTTCAGCTCAAATATGGTTGACATGAATGATGTTCACCGTGCAGGAATGGTAGTTGAGGCCCGTCGTCGTGACTGAAAGCTCGTCGTCCCGGAGGTGGGCATTTTCGTGGACTCCGCCGGCTGTGCTGGCCCGATAAACCGACGCCCCCGCCTGTGGCTCTACCTGTATCCCGAATACGTCCACCGTCGCGCCCGCTGGAATCTCCAGGCCGAAGCGAATCGATTCCGCCAACGCGTCTCCGTTTCCGGCGAACGCGATCCGTCCCCACTGCGTTTGAACCGCCCGCTCTGCCCGGCTGTTTCCCAGCAGCATCGTGGCCGTCGAAGCCGCTGCCGCACGCACGCAGGCGCTGACGCAATACACGTATCCGCCCGGCGCCGCCAGGGTTTGCGAGATCGACTGGGCTGCCGCTCCGGGGTTCGTCAGGCGCCAGGCGCCCGATCCTCCGGCCGGGTCCGCCATCCCGCCCGTGACCGAGACCAGGGGATCCCGCTCCCAAACCGCTTTGTCCAGTTTGCCGCTCCAGGCGAGCAGGTTCGCCGTCGGATCGAGAAACGTGAATCCGTTCAGCGTTCCTTCCGCGGCGGCAAAGAACTGCTCCAGCGCGGCCATCTCGCCGTCCGTCAGCCACGCGTACTCCAGCGTCCACTCCGTGGTCGTCCCAGCCGGGTCGGCCAGCTTGAACGAACTCCCGTCCGCCGCGGCGTTCACCACCGTGCGCGCGCGCCGCTGTTTCCGAATTGGAAACTGGCCCAACGCTCCCGTCGCGAGTTGTGGGTACACCAGCATACTTACCCTCGGTCCTCGACCACGGTCAGCGAAGTAGCGCCATTCATCTCCGCCGTTGCCGTCGTTTTCAGTCCGTCCATCTCCAGGCTGCAGTTCGGGAACGCCGTCCCATCCCAAGGATCGGTGAAGGCGAAGCTTCCGAACGCTCCCTGGTTATCGGCGAAGAACTGCTCCAGCGCTGCTATTTCGCCTTCATCCAGTTGGCTCAGTCGGATCTCCCAGCGCCGCAATGGACCGGCGCAGTCGCGGTAGCGCTGTTCTGTCCCATCGACGAAACGCAGCGCCTGGTTCCGATAGCGAACCTTCCGTGTCGCCGGGTATTGAATTACCGCGCTGGTCTTCAGTGTGGGAAAGGTAGCCATGGTCAAAGATCGTTCACCACGTCGTTAATCGAGTTGAGGTTGAGCATCGCGTTCCGAACCGCCGCCGCGATGTCCGCGCTGTGGTCCATGAACGATTGCGAATCCATTGCCTGCACGTTGACCGTGATCTGCGCGGGGAGCCCGCCCGTTCCGCTGGGACCCCCGCCGGCGTAGCCTCTTGCGCCCGTCGAGGATTGGCTCGTCGATCCTCCGCGATACGCTCTCGGCATACCCATCTGGTCGTAATCGACGCCGGTCAACCCTCCCTCGGTCTCGGCCGTCTCGAAATCGATCGGCGCCGGCATGGCGTACTTCACCAGTGGAGCCGGAGCGTTGGAGTCCCCGCCGCTGAAGAGCCCAATTAAGCCCCCGATCAACGGCACGAGCCCCAGCCCGCTCTCCAACACGGTCTTCGCCACCGAAGCCGCCGTGACGCCTCCCCCGCTGCTCGCCGCGCCGTTCGCCGCAGTCGCCGATCCCGTGCTTCCCCCCTGCGCCGCAATGGCTCCGAGGGAGCCCGGCAGGTCCTGCGGCGATCCGGGTATCGCGTTCAGGCCAGCCGCCTCCCGCCCGACAATCGCCGTGAACTCGTCGAGCAACTTCTCTTGTGTACTCTTGCTCATCGTTTGTCTCCGTCGCGAGCGCTTCTTCTTAGTGGGGCGGGCCTCCCGGCCTGCCTTCTTCCGCCGCGAGAGCTTCCTCCAAAATGAAGAATGCCTCCGCCTGGCGCGCGCTCAGCTCCGGAAACTCGTTCCCTCGCAGCCCCCGCCGGACCAGAAACTCCTCCACCAGCGCCAGGCTCTCCCCCGTGACGTAGGATTTCGGACAAGTCTGAAGCGAGACTCCCTTCCTCGCCCACACCAGCGGTGCGTTCCTCTCTTCGCCGGGCGCCAGCCATCCACACCGCCGCTTATGCTCCAGGCCGGATCTCCGGCAGGCGTCGCACTTCCAACCGGCCTGGTTGGAAAACTGAAAACGGAAGGCGACGATCAGTTTTTTCGTTCGGCCTCGTTCAGCCCCGTCTCCGCCCGCACCGCCGCCAGCGCCTCGCGAAAGAGACTCTCCGGCCCCGCCTCCGCCAGCGATTCCGGAGTCGCCTCCGCTGCGTCCACTTCGAGCCCCGATACCGCTCGCAGCCCCCACGTCAGGTAGAGCCGGTCGATCTCCGCCTGGAGCAGCCCGACATCCATCTTGTCGCCGGCGCTCTCGCCCGCCTCCAGGAACTCCATGCGTCGAGCCAATTCGCGCACCCTGCGCATCAGTTCCACCCGCCGCGCGAACGACATCTTCGCCACCGTGAACCGAACCCCCGGCGAAACCGCCGAGTCTACAACCTTCACGCTTTCGTAGGTCATGACACCCTCATTGAGCGTCGGCGATCAGCCTTCAGCTTTCAGCTTTCAGCTTTCTGTCACGGTCCTCCCAGGCTTGTTCTTAAGCTGATAGCTGATGGCTGATGGCTGACAGCTTCTTCTCACCCGAACGCCACCGCGATCTCGTCGTCCACCGTCCCTTGCGCCCGCGATCCCCGAAACCGCCACTGCAACCGGTTCTCGCCATCGTCGAATTCGGGCACTTCCGGGATCACGCTCTTCAGGAACACGCCCATGACCTGGCCCTGGGCTTCGCCCAATTGGAACATCAGGCTGATGGGCGATTGCTGCCGAGCCGCCTGGTAAAGCCCCTTCGTGGCGTCGTCGTCCAGGCTGTAGAGATTGAACGCGGCAGTCACCGAGCGCTCGCCGGGCGCGATCGCCCGCGGCAGGTTGGTCCCAAATTCCCTCGACCGCGTTGCCAGGCCGTTTTTGAGCGTCATCGTCGCGCTCGTGATCGTGAAAAACTGCGAGGGCGATGCGCCTAACCACGCCTGGCCCATGTTTCCCGGAACGATCGAATAGTCGAATGCGTCAAGCGCCGGTTCCTGCGGAAAGCTCTGCAATGTCCCGGCTTCGCCGGTGAAGCTGCTGCTGTCCAGCACGTCCTGCGCGAGCCCGTTGAAATGGAATTCGTGGTAGTCCCCGTTCACCAGGATGTCCATCTGGTCGACTGCCGCCCCGCGGAGCAGCCGCTGCACTGCGGTCGCCGGCGTCCAGTAATCGAAAATGCTCACGCTCGGCAGTTCCGTCGCGGGAGCGTAAGTGACCGTCGCCGCGACGGTTCCACCGGCCGCGGGCTGGATTGTGAACGGCGCGTTCAATTGCACTGTCGTCGTATTCACGATCGCCGCCACAAACCGGATTTCGCCTCCGCACGAGACCGCTTGTCCCGCCACGAGCCCGTGCGGCGTTTGAAACGCGAGCCGGCCGGCCCCGGTACTGGAAGCCGCCGTCCCGCCCGCGAACTCGAGCGGCGTCCCGCCTAGCGCTGCTTGAAAAAGCGGTCCGTACCCCGGACCCGGCGAAGAATCGGGTGATGGTTCGTTTGGCGGGGGCCCCGAGCCCGGTCCGGCCGCTTGCTGCCAGCTCGTCAGATACGTGCGCAGTTCGAAGTCGGTGCGGCGTCGGCCGCCCGCCGGCAGTCCCGCGAACGTTCGGCTGCCCGTCTTGTCCTTTCGCGCCATGACTTCGAGTTGTTGCCGCACCGTCAGCTTCAGGGCGGGAATCCGATTCCCGGAGGTGATCGCCGCCACGTCGCCGTATGCGCTCTCCAGGACCGTGTAGAAACGGTTTGCGTTAGAGGAAATATACGAGGCCATACTAGTTTCTGCTCACTCCAATCTCGAATGTGATCTTCGCCGTCTGGATAAAATTCTTGCCGCCGTGCTTTACGGCGCCGAACGACACCTGGTATCCCCCGCCGTAAAACATTCCACTGCCCCAATCGCCCAGGCCCGCGTTCAGCGTCTGCGTCACCGCGTCCGTGTAGAGTTCCAGCGCGTCCTGAAGTCCCTCCAGGCGGTCCTGCGAGTGCCGCACCTCAATGGACATTTGCGCCGATCCCGAAAAACTTCGGAACTTCTCGGTCAAGGCGTTAACGATCTTTTCGCAGTACACGTTGACTGCCGGATAATTGACGGCGTTGCTGCGCTCGACCAGATCCGGAGCGGCGTTTTGTGCGCGGATTTGGGCGGCATCTAGCGCCGCGCCTGACGTGTTGTCCGACGCCGTAAGCGCGGCCAGGCTGGCATTGACGCCGCCTGGCCCGGTAATGCGTTGGATGATTTTAGCCGTTATGGCGCTTCCCAGTTTTGCTGTCATCAGCCCCTCTGGATTACCCTTGGAACCGGTTTCACGTAACTCGGGGCCTGTCCTTCGCTCGCCGGCTTCCCGGTTGTCGCTGGCGCCCCGGGCTGTGTCCAGGTCTGCCCGGTCCCGATCGGCGTTCCGTTCTGCCGGAACGTCGAATCGGAATCGCTGCCCACGTACACATTCCACCCCACCGCATTTGCCGGCGGATTTATGGGCTGGACCGACAGTGTGGTCCCGGAAGTTGTGATGGTGGCCGGCGGCGCGCTCGCCCCTTCTTCGCCGGCCCTGTTGGTCCATGCTACGGTCGCATAGTACGTTCCGTCCGGAAGCGGAGTTGGCGCGCCGGGCGCGGCCGTCACGTTCGGCGTGACGGCTCGCGGTATCGGATCGGAGGCGACGCCGACCCCGATTTGAAGCAGCTTCTCGTAAGCCCAGTTCGCCAGACCGCGGAATTGATCGCGTTTGCCCGCGTAGCGGTCGTTCAACTGGCTGTTGTATGCGTCGGCGTAGACCATCTCCAGAGCGCGATAGGTATGCCATAGCCTGAGCGCTGGCGTCGCCACCACGCTGCCGACGTTCGGATTCGGCCCCAGCCACAAGGACTGGCCCGCAAAGCTCGATCTGGTGAGCAGCGTGATCAGCTCCAGGGCGAGTTCGTCCTGCGCCAGCGACAGTTTCCGCGTCACGTCGATGTTCTCGGCAAGTGCCACGTCTGCAAGCTGTGAATCCTGGGCCGAGAGATCGTCGCTGGTCGATACGGGACCGTCTGTGAACAGAGCCATGTCGTTACGCCGAGTCCTTTCGGGAGCCCGCGACGTCCCTCAGTTTGTTTAGGTCGGCGGTCGTCAGCACCGATAACTGCACCTTCGACGCCGTCGCCATCTGGTCGGCGACCCGCTTCGCCTCCTCCTGTAGCGCCAGGAACGCCTTCGCTTCCTCGGCCGTGGCCGGGCGCGCCTGGCCTTCCACAATCATTTTCGCGGCGATCCCGCGCGTAACCTCGGTCGCTACTCCCGCCTTGCCGCCGTCCGCGGCCGCCAGGCTCATTACAACCGGAAACGCATCCGGGATGGTCGCTTCCAACGTACGAATCTTCTGGTAATAAATTGTCAGATCCATCCTGTTCTCCTTGAGGGGCAGGCCGGGAGCTCCATCTTCTGGGCCGGCCTGCCTCGTTCGCTAGGCCCTTACGTGTTCACCTGCACGCCCGAAGTATTCCGCAGCACGCCGCAGCCATATAGCACGTCCACCGTGAACTGCTGCGCCAGCGTGTTCGGCTGATAGCTCATCACCACACGCATGCCGAAGTTGCCCAGCTCGGCGTACTCCGCGATGGCGCCGGTCCCGGGCAGCGGCTGCGGCAGGCGCCGGATAACCAAACCCATGGCATCCTTCGAGAAAGCCATGTTGTGGGTCGTCACCGTGCCGACTCCCGTCTTCTGCACGAACTGCGAGCGGAATACGAAGAAGTCTTTGATCTTCCCCACCGTCCCATCGACGATCGAACGCAGGCCGGCGTCGCCGGCGGTTTGGAATTCGCTGAACCGCGGGATCTGCCGCCACGCCGAATACGTGGCCGCATCCACCACCATGAACTTCTGCTCGCTGGGCGGAACCTTCGCCAGGAACAGCGCCGTTTCCGCGGCGTCGATGATGGCTTCCGTGATCGGCGTGGCCGGCGTCCCCACCGGGGCGTTCGCCGTGAAGCCGGCGTACAAGCTCAGAAGGTCGGTCTCGATCCTCTGCGCGATCGCCGCCACCGACGGCTGCATGTAAATCCGCAGCAGGTCCGGGACCGCCAGCACCTTGGTCACGTCCGGAATCTGGAAAGTCGCTTCCGCGTGCGTGTTGAGCACAATCTGGGCGTTGCCCAGGCTCGGGTTTTGCGTTTGTACCGTCTCGCCTTCGAGGAGGTTGTGGGCCACCATCGTTGGCGGAATCGGCACGTTGACCGTGTCGCCGGCATGCGCCAGGACCGGCTCGTAATCGCGATTCACGAGGTTCCCCATGACGAGGTTCCCTACCAGCACCGGCAAAGCGTCCGCCGCCACCAGTTTTACGATCGCGTTTGCGACGTTTGTTGAGGTAATTGCTGCCATTCGTTCTCCTTACTTTGCTTTCCGTTGGGCCTTCCCGGCCCGTCCTTGGTACTTCTTCACATCCCCCGAAGGGTCTGCGACGCCACGCGCACGATTTCCTCTCGTACCCGCCGCATCTCTTCCGCGCTCATGCCTGGCCGGATCTGCTCGAGAGTCACTGTCTCTCTGCTCTCCGGTGGCGCCTTGAAGGTCGCCGTCATTCCGGTCCCCCCCGAGATCCGAGCCGGCAGAAACTCCGGGTTCTCGTTCACGAAGGCGGACAGATAATCCTTCAATGGCATCTGTCCGCTTTCCCCCCGAGCCACCAGCCGCCCGTCTTCCGTCCGCGCGATTTCGTCCTTCACCGCCTTGAACGCAAGGTCGATCTTGGCCACTCCCAGCCGTTGCAGTTCGGCTCGTACCGTCGAACTGCGTTCTGCTTCCTCCGCGATCTTGCGGCTGTGTTTGTTCTCCGCCACCAGTTCGTTCAGCCTGCGCTCCAGTTGTTCCCGCCGCTTCCGCTCGTCCTCGAGCTCCGCCTTGTAAGCCGGTTCGCTCTTGGCCTGTTCGTTGCTGGCGTACTCCTGGATCGCCTGCCGCACGATCGCCTGAACGTCTATTCCTTCCATAAGCCTCCTGATTTCGCGTCCCTCGTTGTCTACTCCGCGTACTTCATGCGGTCGATCTCCTCCGCCACCTGGTTCTTGACTTCCTGCCGCGCGTCGCACAGGTACTTGAAGGCGAGGTTCTTGAAAACCTGTTTCTTCAGCGTCTCCGAGCCAATTCCCAGATCCAGCAGCTTCTTCGCGTCGTCCAACTCGCTGCCGTAGTCGTCGATGTCGAACTCGTCCAGCCCCGACACATCGATCGAAATTCCGTCCTGCCGCGCCGCCGCGATCGCCCACAGGACCTGCTTCATGCTCTCCTTCACGGCGTCTCCGTACGCGCGCAACACCTCCTGCGTCACGCTGAAGTCCCTCTGTTTGCTGATGCCGGAAACCTGCAGGTCTCCGCCGCTCGGCGTTCCGGCCTGGTTCATCAGATAGCAGACGCGATAGATTTCGTCCTTTAGCCGAACCAGGTTGTCCGCCGCTATCTGATAGACCTTGCCCTCCGGCTCCGCCCACCCGAAGCGATCCTGTGGCCCGAGCTGGATGTAGTAGGATTCGCCGACGATCTGGTTCCATTCGCGCTCCGAATAGATCACCGGAGTTGCGAACAATCCCATGGTCAACGCCCACGAAAGCGCGTTCGACTTATTGAAGTGCTCCAGTTGCAACAGCGCGGCCTTGTTGACCAGCCACAAGCCCTCCGACACCTGCATGCGGAACAACGGCACGCGCCTCAATGCGGCCAGCCCGTGCTGACCCTCGTCGATCGGCTCGAGCGGGCTTGCTTCGCCTGCCTTCCGGAAGATTTGGAAGTTCTCGCGGTCGTAGTAAATCCACCGCGTCTCGCGCTCCCATTTTGCGTCCGTGACCTTCGATTGTTGAAGGCACGACGTCCGGATCACCGCCCATTCCAGGCCGCCCGTCTCGTCGTAGTTCCAGTTGATGACCTCCTCCGGACTGTAGTCCACCAGGTAGGCGCGCGAGCGTCCCGACGCGTCCTCTTCCGCGCGGGTCAGCGCGGCGCCGTTCGCCCGTGGAAAGTCCACCACGATGTAGGAGCAGCCGCATACCAGCGTCTGCACGAACCGCTGGCGGAAAAACTCGCTGAGGCTCGTGCCCTTCAGATCGCAATTCGCCGACAGGAGGTTGCAGTAATCCTTCGCCGCCGTGTCGCTTCCTTCTATCAGCACGGCCGGCGCCCGGCGGATCAGCGTCGCCGCGTACCAGTCCACGATCGAGCCGATGTAGTTCTCGTAAAACACCCGGCTCAGCCGTTCCTGGTAAACCTCGCCAGGCTCCTTGTGCCGCCGCACCAGGTAGTCCGAGGCGTTCGCGCGCAGGCGCTCGCCGCCCGCGTACAGGTCTTTGTACTGCTTCCACATCGCCTTGCGCGCGATGTATTCCGGATGCTCGCGATTGATGTTTTGCATATGGATCTCAAAAAAGCCGCTCTCGCCGCTCCCCGATGAATTGCACTGGCCTGCAGTGATGCCACACCAGATACCCCAGCGCGTCCGACAGGTGCGTCCGCAGCCGGTCCCGGTCCTTATCGATCTGGCAGGTGTCCGCCTTGTAGGCCACCTGCTCTAAGTCCTGAATCAGTTCCTTGCATTTGCCGTCCACCAGCAGCCCGACCTCGCCTGCCGCCGACCGCAGCTTCGCGTTCATCAGGTTGACCCGATCCCTGACGCTGGGGTTGGACCGGGCCGCGAGATGCTGCACAGGCAAACTGGAGTGGACCCGGAAGTACTCGCGGATCATCTCGTAGTCCGACGTTCCCGTGGTCTGCTGTTGGTACCCCGAAGCGTCGCCGTAAACCTCCACGCCGGCGCCGTGCCCTTGGTAGCGCTTCAAGAACTCCTCGCAAGCCTGGTAGGTGGTTCCGTGCCGGATCACAATCTCGTCCAGCACTTTCATCTTGCCGCCGATTACCTGCACAATCACCGACGACATCGGGTCCACGTTGAAGTCCAGGGCCCATAGCAACGGCCGGCGTGGGTCCGCGCTCAAGTCCGTTACGTGCGTGCCCCGGTCGAACGCGGCGTACGCCCGCGCCCCGTCCATGCTGAGATACGACCCCAGGACTTCCTGTGCGAAAAACCTCTCGTCATAGCTCTGCTTCAGCCGTTCGTAATAGTCCGGAGTCTGTTTCAGCAGGTGGCGGTTTTCGTAAGGCTTCGCAACGATCGTCTCGTAGGCGCTCTGCCCGGCCACCAGAAACTTGCGATACACCCAGTCGTAGCTTTTGGGCGTCCACGCCGCGAATCCGCACAGCCGCCGCGCCTTGGGGTCGCGTAATCGTCCTTCCAGCCGCAGCCACGCGGCTTCCTGCGTGTACGTCAACTCGTCCAGGCCAAACCACGCCAGATTCGTGCCGCGCAGGCGCTCGAATTCCTCCACCGCCCGGAACAGAATCCTCGATCCCGTGTCCTTGATCCTCAGCGTGTTCTCCGCCTTGTTGTGCTCGTACCGAATCTTGTTCGTGTCCAGGATCTCCAGCAGCGTCGCCTGAGTCGCGTCCCGCAACATCGGGTAAGTCGGCGCGCCCAGCAGCCCCATGCGCCCCGCGTTGACGTAGCTTAGCTTGATCGCCTCTTGGCAGAGAGCCTGACTCTTGCCCGAACCGATCGGCCCGGAGAAGCCCTTGAATCGCGCTTCCGAGTCGTGAAAGAGCTTCTGGGAAGGCAACGGATCGTAGGCTATTTCTCGCCACTCGATATCGTCGCCGGTTCCACCCATGTCACCTTGATCTCCTTCGGACTCTCCTGCTCGATCTCCTGCTCCATTTGCAGCAACTTCAAATACTCCGCCATGGTCGGCTTCAGTTCCTTGTCCTTGATCCTCGTTTCGATGCCCGCGATCAGGTTGTCCAGCAGCTTGGCGATCTTGATCCTCTGTTTGACGTCCTTCCAATGGCTGCATTCCTCGCAAGTCCTGGAGATCCTCTCCGTCGGTTCCATTTCCGCCCTCGCCCTTCCCCGCTGTCCCCACTCAAAAAAAAACGGCCTCGCGAATCCGCGAAGCCGCGCAACCCTCATCCCGATTTCAAAGTAGCATCCGCGCTTTTTCAACCAGCCCGGCCCGGAGCCTCAACTCATTGAAAACAAAAGTGCGAAATATTTTCGTTTCTTGGTGAAGAGGGTTTGTTCGATCCCTCGGCCCACTGAGTGGGGCGGGCCGGGGTACCCACAGCGTTTGTGAGTCCGCCTGCCTTCTTCGTCAGCTTGCTCCAAAAAAAGCGGCCTCGCGAAATCCGCGAAGCCGCGCAACCCTCATCCCGATTTCAAGTTAGCATCCGCTCTCTTTCGCACAGCCCGGCCCCGACCCTCAACCCGCTGAAAGCAAACGGACGAAATATTTCTATAAATTGGTGAACAGGTATTTGCCGCCGCTTGCGGCGACCACGCGCAGGGCGTTCCGACCCACCAAACGCTCCAGCCGCGGCAGGGCGGCACTCGCCGCCACCAGGTAATAACGCACGCCTGTTCGCCACCGCTGCTGGAAATCGCGGTCGTCGATGAACACGTCCGTGGGCGCATCCGGCGCGTACGACCCATACACCAGGTTATTGACACGCCCGTTGAGGAGCAACGCGCGCCGGTTCGTGTAGAAGAAAACCGATGAAAACGCGTAATACTGGTCGTCCACGATCAGTTCTCCCGGCTGCGCGCGATTCAGCGCCTCCGCCAGCGGCCGCGATGCCATATAGGGGTCCCACGCCACCAATGCCACGCGCGCCGCATGGAAAAACAGAACCATCATCGCCGTGAGCGCGAGCACGGGGACCTG